AAGCCGAAGATAAATAGAAGTGAGGATCGCGGAATTGGACTTCCCACCCTCTCTAATGCTATAACTAAATAAGGAGCACCAGCATGACTATTTATTACCTCATGGTAAAGACCCATAATATTACCGGTCTAAAATACCTCTGTCAGACAAAACGCAAAGATCCTCACAAATACCTCGGTTCAGGTTTACATTGGGAGCGCCATTTAAATAAACACGGCAAAGATATAACAACCGAAATAATCCGCGAGTGCCAATCCAAAGATGAACTTAAAGAATGGGAATCCATTACAGTGAAGAATGGAACGTTGTCGAGAGTGATGAATGGGCCAACTTAAAACCGGAATCCGGTAACGGCGGTACTACCCCCGAAATAATTGCCAAGGTCGTCGCGGCGCGGAGGTCTAACAATACATACTTAACTAAGCCTGAAAGCACCAAAAAAAGATTAGCAACAATGGCAGCAAACGGAACATTAAAACCTACTCCGGAGAATATCGCCAAGCGAATCGCTACCAGACGCAAAAACGGTAATCTCAATACTTGGACTGATGAGAGCAAAGCTAAATTAAAAGAGAGCAGGCGCAAGAACGGAACACTTAATACTAATACTGCTGAAAGTATTGCTAAATGTAAAGCAACCAAAGCAGCTAAATTAATAGCCAGCAGCGACCAATAAGTCTTTTACTTGCGTTGCTGATTCCGGATCCCGTTTAAACTTGATTGCCCATTGCTCGGGATTTATGTAGTCATTAATGATTCGTACTTGGTCAGCATTTAGTTTTGATAAAAACTCTACGCCACTTTCGCTCTGGTAAAGCATCCAGGGACTTATCTTTCCAAGCGTGATTTGATAGCATATCTTATTCGGGTTCCCATAACGCAGAATATCATGCGCCAAAATCCGTTCCGTTTCAGCCATTTTGATTGTCGTTTCAATGCTGCGGGCCAGCGCATCCATCGGATCCTCGACGCGGATATACTCTATAAGGAATTTGGTATAGTTGGTATCTTGATTCCAACTGTCAATTCGGATCTGTTCTTTCAGCAGCCAGTCAGTGTATCTACTTACATTAACAACATTCGCGCCGGCACAGTATGTTCCGAACTTGATGAACGCCGTGTAGTATGCGCTTTTGATGAACTCTTCCTGGGTGCGATTCTTCTTGCCCATTGAATTCTTCGCATAGAACTGTAGCCATGCTTGAAAGCCGATGCGAGGACCCTGTTTATCTTTTTCAGCCCAACGATGTTTCCGCTCACATATATGCGTGAACATGGTTTTCTCACGAAGGAATACTCTGCGACAAAACTCACAAGAGAATACCGGTTTAGTTTCCTCGGTCGGCTTCGTATTGGTTGATTTCTTCATCGGTGATGATATGACTAAGGGTTTCAACATCAGATAGTTTCAGATTAGGATAGATTGTGGCCAGATAGCGTTTTCGTTTTTGATCACGAACAAACTCTTTTGAGAGTTCCGTGATATCATTTGCTGTTGCTTTCGGATACAGCTTCGTGTAATACTTTTTCATATCAGCCAGATTCGCATCCGCTGTCAGCGTTGACACCTTAGGGCTGATATGCGGAATCCATTGATGCTGATATTTACCCAGGCCCGGAGAACTGGCGCACAACATCAGCCATATCAACTTCGGATGACGCATCACATTCTCATTGAACAGATACTTGTTCGCATGATAATCAACCGAACGCAGATAGTATCCTTGAATCTCCGCAGATGCTTTTATCGCAGAGGTCCAGTGAACAAGAATGAACAGCGCAACCTTCTTTTGTTGAATGTCACTGAGCCGTTCATAGTATCCGTAATCCTTCTTGTCAATAGCTGCAAGGATTCCGAACAGATCAACCTCTTGATCAGCGAACTTTTCTGTCCCGGGTGCTTTTGCTTTAGTTGCCATTTGGCATTCCCTTTTTCCATACTTCTTGAATGATAGTTCCACTCACGGCGTCAGGATGATACGGTGAACAATCACACTGGCATCCATGCATATCTTCCATTACCGGTGTCCATGGAATAGACCACAGGTTATATTTGTTTCGAATGTACATACCTAGATTCATATGATACTTGCTCATTGTATCATCATCTCGCAGGCCTGTCAAGAAAAAGTCATTTAACATTTCAGTAGGCCACTCCTTCACGATAGCAGCATGTACCTCATTAATAATTTCGGCATGAGTTTTCATCAGAATACCTGAGCGTAGTCAATAATTTCACAGTTCCTTGATACTTCTTTAACAAAGTAAACGCATGCCGGTTTCGGTCCGTCTTCTAGTGGAACACACAAAAACTGACCGTTCTTCAATCGCGGGGCATACCATGTCACATCATTATAAATGTCAACAATTTCAATAGGCAGAAATGTCGGGGAGAATGAAGATAACGGATTGAACTCAAACGCATTGAATCCACGGTCATTGATACTTGTCAGTGGCAATGTTTCAAGATCACCGTGTTCTTTTTCGCCGATTACGATTTGCCAATCAACAGGCATCTTCATTGTGTGTTTACCAATCTTCAAAACTAATGCAGGCGAGTTAAACGATTCCAGAAAGATCAACGGAATGTAATGATAATCTACATTGAGAGGATTGCTGTTATCCAGAATTGCGAATCTTAAATCATCTATCTCTTCAGGCAGAGTTTCAAGATTGTATCTGGAATTATTATCAAGGGTAAGTATGAACATAGTGTATTATAGCAGGTTAGTGAGGGGGTTGTCAAGTTATTTGTAGTTGACTTTAGTTACATCGAAGGGATACTTCGCATCCTTGTAGAAAGCTTTTCTTTGGGTAAGATGCCTCTTAGAGAACTTACAACTTGAAGTGATATCCGTTATTTGAACAAACGATTTGTCGTGGGCCATACGCAACCCTCGTCCGATACTTTGAATAGTTCGGACAAAACTCTTCCCTGGTTCGATCAACACAACGTTGAATAACCGAGGAATATTAATACCAACTGCTGCTACACCGTATGTGGCAATGATGATCTTATTTGTTGCTGTGGCCACATCTTCATATTGTTCTGTGCGGGTAGATGACTTGGTCCCGCCTGATACGAACACCACATCATCTTTGAGTGTGCTATAGCCGGCGAGTTTACTCAACAGTATTTCGCCTGCTTCAATTCGGTCAACAAGTACCAGAGTGTTACCGGTTCGATTTACTTTAGCAATCTCACTGGCAATCGCCGTCATTCGTGTGTCATCACTGACAAGATATTTTAACTCTTGCTGATAATTCGTATACTCAACCTTGTCTTGTAATTGAATGATGTTCACATGGCAATTTGCCAACACCCCTTGTTCTTGTAATTCTGATGCTGCCAACTTATTAATAACAGGACCAAGACTGACAAGCAATGCTTGACTTTCAAACTTCGCTTTAGGTATCGTACCAGTCAGACCCCATCTGATTGGTATCTTCGCCATCACGCCTGTCAGCAATGTTTTCAGCGCATCTGCCTTGGCCTGGTGCACCTCGTCAACAATGACACAGACAACACCTTCAAGAAACTCACCGATAGTTGTGTCACCGGTACCCGCTTTAGTATTCTTCAGCAGAACATTTAATGATTGCCAGGTGCAGATTGTGTGCGTTTTGCCAATCTCTTTTCTGCCGCCGAAGTATACCCCAACGTCAAGTCCCATGTTGATGTAATCTGCTTCTGTTTGTGTGACCAGACTAATGTTAGGGACGATAACGATTGATCGTCCATATGCTTCAACGCTCTTGCTTAACGATGCTGTCATCAAAGTCTTGCCAGCACCTGTGGCAATCTCCTGGAGACATTGTGGGTTCGCCAGGAAGTTATTCACGATTTCAACTTGATAGTCACGTAGCATGATCGGCGTGCCTTCAACCGGATGCCCCTTGGGCCATAGTGTCGAGGAATATGTATCTTCTTTGACCATGTCGAATGTAAACGATGTTGAATAGTCTCGGGTATCTTCTACTTCAATGTCGTATCCTGCGCGATCAACTACGGGGATGATTTCTTCAAGCAGATTGATGTAGCTTGACCCACCCAGTGAGAAGAAGCTGACCTTGCCATCCCAGCGCCCCAATCGGACACTTGGCATATATCGCGCTCCCGGCACATCGAAGGAGAATAGCTTCATCAGGGCCTTTCGCTCCGAAAGTTCCAGGCCGGTAATCTTGAGGTTCACTTCATCGGCTATATGTATAATACATTTTTTTGTCATTACTTATTATACACTACTGAATTCATAGAAGCAATAGAAACGGAATAAATAGAAGTGAGAGCCACGAGACTGCAATCTCCGCCCTCTCTAATGTCGTAGAGGACACCAGCAATGATATTTATCAACAACAAATATACCGCAACTTATTACCGAATAATAGAACGAGCCAAAAACCGAATATTGCCCTGTTATACAGAACGGCATCACATCGTACCCAAGTCTATTGGCTGAGATAACACCCAAAATAATCTCGTCAAACTAACTGCCAGAGAACACTTCATCTGCCACTGGTTATTACCTAAAATGCTTGAAGGTGCGGCACGCGAAAAAATGATTTATGCTATTAAATTGATGTGTCACACAGGATCTCATCGAATGGCGCCTAGAGTATATGAGACATTGAAACATGAATTTAGTGAGATGCGCCGCACGGCACTATCCGGGAAATCCCTGTCTGACGCTACCAAAGAGAAAATGCGGAAGGCCCAGTTAGGCAGGAAAATGTCGGCGGCTTCTATGGTGAAACGCTCCCTCACACGGACAGGTAAGAAAATATCAAAACACTCCGCAGAAGCCAATAAAAGGAAAAGTTTGAGGATGCTAGGTGTATCTAAATCTCCGGAAATGGTTGCCAAGATAGCAAACTCAAATCGCGGACAAAAGCACAAACCACAGCAAATATTGGTTTGCCCACAATGTGGGCAAACAGGGGGTCAAGGAAATATGAAGCGTTTCCACTTCACTAATTGTAAATCAATGCTTATTTTTACAGCAAGTGACATTGGCCAGATTGCGCCAGTTACTAGGACTGATCTTGACAAGGTCGGCGATCTTCAAACACATACGCATTGAAATCTCATTTAACGAGGTTTGATTTTGCTCCATGTATTCAATAATCATATCACCCTCACCGTTATCAAAGTCATAATCAACGAACAGACCACCATCAGCATCCCGATTGACCTGTTTGATACGCAGAAGTTTATCCCTTACCGAATCCACGGTCAGGTCAAGAAAGTGACAACGAGATTGGAGAGCCTCCAAGTGATCCTGCAACTTCTTGGACTTGACACTGGAGAACTTCAAATTGGTGATGAAAATCGCAGAGCCTGCGAAGTTGAATTGATTCGGGATGCCTTCTTCGCGCAACAGACGCGAATCAGAGTTCCAGCAAATCTTGCGATTCTTGCCAGAGTCGAGCGCAGCCTTCAGAATGTTCAGGGACAGATCATCAGCGAAAACTGAATCACAGTCATCGAACACCAGAACGTTTTTCTTGTCACTGTATTTGTAAAGTTGAGCGTAAAGACCAAGCGCGGTCATCGCACCCTTAACGATGTTGAAGCGAACCTTCTTGCCTGCGATCTGATCAAACATGATCGCCTTGTTCAGTTGCGTTTCGACTCCGAAAGACTTGCCGACGCCAGGAGGACCGCTGACGATCATTGCACGAATGTCGCCGTTGATTGCAGCTTTGGACATGTCGTCCAAAACAGAGAAACGAGTAGCAATGCGATCCATTGCTGCCTCGTCAGTTTCAACTTGTACTTGCTTGGCCGGCGCCAGTTCGATATGATCTTCAATTTGATCAGCAACCGTGACGCCGTTGAATGTGAGTTCCTGGATGCTACCGACCTTGATCTTGACCTCGTCAATAGCGAACTGCGGGAACTGTCCTTCGTTCTTTACAGTGACCCAGCTACCCGTCTTACCTGTTTGGAAACCTTTCACCAAGGTGAATGTTTGATTGACCACAGGTTGATTGCGATATGAGCCATTGAGAATACGAACTGTAGCCATTTATTAATTCCTTGTTTCGATTGAAGTATCAATTATATCAGAAAACCCATTTAATGTCAATAAACGGGTCCGAGTATCAGAACTCTTTGAAGCCCAGATTGAACATTGCGCTGCGGAAAGGTTCGGGCGTTACTAGGTCACTGTATCCGTAGATATCGTCCATGAGGTCGTCGGTACAGTCATACTCAAACACATCAATGATCTTGTCATTGGTATTAGCAGTAAACTTTCCTGTGGGGCCGACGATAGTGTTTACTTCCCGGATGAATTGTGCAAGAGTTGTAAGCATTTGAGACCTTGTTTCGATTGAAGTATCAATTATATCAGAAAACCCATTTAATGTCAACCATTGGGTTTTCGGTTCAGAACCTGATCTTTCAGAGCGGTCAGGATGGTGATCGCCATGCCAAAGGAATCCTTGTCTCGCGTCAGGCGACATTTTCCGATGTAGTATTCCAGGTCTTCCCAGTCAACGTCGGCGATTGTCTGCCAGTTCGCGCTTGGGCGATCAGCGTTTTTCTGCTGCATCTTTGCTTGCAGTGCCAGAACGTTGGCGTCAACTTTTTCTTGGTGAGTCATCATTTTTTCAGTAGGTACGCTGTTAAATCGGGGCCATCAACCTTTACGAGTTGTTCGCCACGTTGACGTTTTTCTTGGTATGGACTTGGTCCCCAACTAACGTAGCAATCATTTCCCTTTGCGGTAAACTTGGTCACTCGGGCCAAAAGCAAACATTTGTAAAAGGGGTGCATGAGGACAACGCTGTCCCCAATCATCAGTGGTCGTTTCAGGAAGTCTTCCATCAGAATCCAAAAACTGCGGCTTGTTCACGGAGTTTCATTTGCTTTTCAGTGTGCTCCACAGGAACACATGATCCGTCGAAGAGGTAGCATGTCACAATGTCGTGAGCATATACAGAACCTGTCTCGGTGTAGAGTCCTTCGACCTCACACATGCGGGTGTTGCCTCGGGCGTTGTCCATGACAGTAGCCATCCAGCCGTTGCGTAGTTTAACGCGGGCACCTTTTTTCAGATCGTTTGTAAGCATTTTGTTTCCTAGATCAAATCAATTTGAACTTGCAGACCTTCCCAGGTTCCGCCGAGACCAGACGCGCATTTGTCAGCAGCGCCTTTGCCTGAGCGAATGAACTCAAGCGCACAGACTGCCTTTTGCACCGCTGCATTTTGCGCGGTGAAGCAGAACAAACTGTTCCGAATTTCTTTAACAGTCGTATAGAAGCCGACACCGCTGACGATGACCCGAATCTTCTGGGATTGATTAAATTGTTTCATTTTAGTTCCGTTTTGCGAGTTGATGTTAGTATTATATACCCAAAATGATTAAATGTCAACCGTAGGAAAGCCCCGTTTCCGGGGCTGATTTTACGCAAAAATTTCTAACGCAGTGCCGCATTCCGAACAGAAATGCGCCGTTGCTTTATTCTGTTTGCCGCATGTCTGACACTTCGGTTTGTAATGTACAGTCAGTGGAGACAGAATCTTCTCGCCGCCTGCCATTTCACCGAGTAGTTTCAACACGATAGAATGTTTCTCTGGATCAAGCGCGCCCATCGTTGCTGTGTAAAACTTTTGTTCACTCTTGCTACCTGGTACAGTGATGCCAATGTCGTTCTTCGGCGGACTATACGAATCCATTGTCGCCAAGCCATCGTGAATACTCTGGGCGCTACATTGGATGTTGTTGTCAGCACAATATTGGTTTATGTTTTGCGATGCCTGTGTCTTAACGAACTCACCTTTACTGGTATCAATCGAACGCATCACACCGCCGACATTAGTGAAGTTCCCTAGAGAGCCTGATGTGCTGCCTATGTTTCGGGCACCAGCTGGGTAACAAAGGTTGCTGTTCTTCCATTGATCGTTCCACGTTGAACCCCATAGTGTTTGAGAGGGAGCGACATACTTTTCAAATTGAAATTCAATTCGGATGATACCGTCTTCCAACTTGATACCACGGGGGCCGGCTTCTACTGCTCCGGTTCGTTCAATGAACTTGAATCGGTTGCCCTCGTTCAGATTGTTGTTTTTGATTGAGCGTTCCAGATCAATTTCTTGGCCGGCGTTAAGAACAAGGCCACCGGGGCATTGATCTTCACCGTCAATGAACACATTGACCACAGCACGAACTGTATTGAGATTTTTCAGTAGCAGAGAGTATTCACATCCGAAAGGGAGAAGAACATTGTCTTTGATTTCTCTGAGGATGCGCCCGTTTGCCTTTAAAGAGGCGACTAATTTTTGATTATACATCATTTTTACTTCCTTATTGTAACGGCCCACAGAGTAAGGGCCCACATTAAACTCTGTTAAGTTGTGCTGCCTATCAGCACAATTCTATTTAGTCTGGATTATGCAGACTATTTTTATGTTCCTTCTTTGCCTTTCGCTCTGCCATCGAAGCAAAACGCTTTTCTTCTCGTTCAGCAGAAGTGAAATTCCCTCGTAGTTTTTGGACTTTTAATCCTAAAATTTTTCGTATTCCTTTAGATGTATCTTTTGTATCTTCCACTATATTTGAAAATCTATCCAACGGATGCACTGTATTTTCTATCGGATATACTCTGGCCTCAACTGGGAGTGAATTGAAAACATCGTACACTCCCCTTTTCGTGAATTCAAACCATTCACCATTAATCGCCTGATCCCTATATTTTTCATGTAATGTTGTTTCTAGGAGACTATGATTTTTAGCACTCCATACTCCAATGATATGAATCTTGAATGGTAATAAAATACCAAGGTGGTTTACACGAATCTCGGGTGTTTTAGATTTTCCAATCTTATACCAACCGAATAACGGTGAGCCGATTAAATATACATAACCACTCATTTATTCAACTTCCCATTTATTTACTTTGAAGTAAGAATGGTCATCTTGTGATGTTGCGAAGCCGGTGATTCGCATCACAGTTGATTCCTTTTTGAACTCTCGCTCAAACAAAGATTTACATGAGTTGATATGCTCCAGCATGATCAAGACTGCACGATCCTGTTCATCCTTGAACCAGTATTCATGCTTATAGTGTAACTTGCGCTTCACATCAAACTTTCGCAACGGACGTAGAGTACGGACATTTGTTAATATCCGGGTTCTATCCACTACCACCGGAGTAAGATCACGCATCATATCAGCAAGCGCCGTATCATATTCGTAGAACTCCGGAAGACGAAACACCAGGGGTAGCATGTCATCAACAAATAACTTACCATCACTGTGAATGAACTTGCTCAAATCTTCGCGGAACTTGGTCAACTTGATTTCTTTAAGAGCCATCACCATGATCTTCTTTGAGTAGTAATCCCGGATTGTATTCGCCGTCAGGCGATCTTCTTCTGTGAGACTCTTAAACAGATTTTCATCTGTCAGCGATTCAATCATCGGGTACGGCGTCAGCGTTTTGTTTTTACGAAGACGAAACCAAGCAACACTGAGTGCCAGCAAATCTTCCGCGGATTCATTGACCTTGTATTGTTTCACATATGGATTGATTTTTACATCTCCGAATCCACTAAAATCCTCATGTAATGTCATATTCGTGTTACCCTGTGACCTTAACATGCCCTTATAAGGGTCGTAAGAGACCTGTTTCGCTGCCCGAAGTTGGCTCAGAGTGCTTGATACTGATGTTTGCGACATAATTATCCTTGTGACTAAAAGTTTATTATAACAGGAAAACCGTTGTTTTGCAACACCGCGGCGTCCTAAATATACTTCTTACACTCTGCTGCCCAAAGCAATAACCCCTCAGGATCTGGATGATGACTATCGACGAGACTGAAATGCGGAACATATCCGAAAATCTTACTTTCTTTCGGATGAGACAAATCAACTACGGCTCGTAAATTATCTGAAAAGGTCTTATTTACGGCATGTGAATCCGCATATAGAATCATCAGGTGCAGCCAGTTCGTATCATATATGAAAGTATCCTCAGTAAAGGTAGGAACTAAGAACTGAACTATGCTAGGAATAATAGGTATCAAATTGGGGAATAGGGAAATAGATGGGTGGAGCATACTGCAACCACCTAGACAATGTATTTTCTTATTAGCATCGCCGGCAATTGTATTCAGGCGCGAATAAGAATCAGTTATTAAGTTTTCGATGAACTTGACCAAATTAACAGTTGAACATATTTCAACACCATACTCTGATAAAGAAATACACTTGCCGGCGCCATGTCCTTCATCCCACTCTAAAAATTCCAGACGTAAATCCCTCATTGGATCAGTTTGAATCCAAAATATAGTGTCGTAGTCTATGTTGTTCAGACCATCTTTAATAAACTGAATACTTTTGGAGTTTAGCCCGCCGCGCTCAGATACATTGGTGAAGTCATACTCCGGGAAAGCATCAGCAGTAAGGATAAAGCCGGGTTGGTCATACCCGGCTGCGTAACCCCAACTGTCACCTGCTAATAATATTTTTTTCATCGTATTATTTAGCTGAGAGTGATATCTTCCATACCCGCCGCCCGTAGTCTGACCACGTGACCAAGCATGAAGTTCTTTGATTCAAGTCCTTTAATCAGCCCTAAATATTGATTACGCAGAAAAGCAACGGAGTTGATGATTGTCTCAAAGTCAATCACCTCATCCTCACCTTCCATGTACTTTTCAGCATCACGACTGGACAGTGCCCTGTTGTATGCCTCAAGATACTTTTGGAAATGCTTGCGCCGAATCTTGCGTAGTTGTAAATTAAGATAATTGAGCACCGCTTCCACTTCTTGGAGTTGATTAAAGCGATGCTCAGTTATGCCGGGTAGTGCAGCAACATTCTTTTCTACATTTCCCTTGATACCACAATCCGCCTTTGCCGCATATAACTCTGCTTCAAAGTGACTGATGAAATCGGGAATAGCAGATAAGTCTGCGCTGACGCGAGAATACCAGTTTGCCATTTAGTCCCATTCTTCTTGGTCTTCGTCTTCATCTTCTTCGTAGTCATCTTCTTCGTGCTGTTCCACATAGAACTTTAACGCACCCAGAACATCCTTGTCGCCACGAAACGCCTCTTTAATATCAGCCGCTTCGTAATCGTTTTCAATCAGCAGATTGATCAGTGTATCGGCTGCATCTTTGCGTTCATTTGAATCAACATGGGAGCGTAGAGCGTCCCATACTTCAACAACAAAATCTATACTCATTCTGTTACTTCCTATTTTTAAACCACGGGTTATTCCTTCCAGAGTGCGCCTCACCATGGTTTTTAGTCTCTCTTACGGTGCCTGCTCCAGAATCCTCATTGAAGGCTCGCCATCCAGCACATGATCCTCGTTTAGGGATCCATCCTTCAATCACTGCCTTTTTAATAGTATTTGCGGAAATATTATGTTTGGTGCAAAAAGTATTCAGGTCACCGCAAAAAACAAATACTTCGCCTGCAGGTGAAATTAATCGCCAGTTGACTGATTTATTATTTTCTTTACTGACGATCTTCGGCCATGCTGCCGGATTCCTCGCCCGGGCACTAGTCATTGATACGCTGATCCTGTTATTGACTGATTCTGAACGGGTGTAATTATTTCGCCCACCTTTATCCAGGTTTATATTCAATGGATCACCTAATACGCCCTCAGTAACATATTCTCGTTCAAGTGTGTTCATTTCGCACCAAGAAAAACCGTATTCTAATATTTCTCGGTTAAGACCAATAATTCCTTTAGATTTTATATAGTCCTTAATTATTACACCTGAACCAAAATAAGTAGGATCTAAAGTGACCTGACTTATGATTTTGTGTTGACCTATATAATATCTGCCATCCGGAAGAGTTGTTTTGTAAATGAATCCGTAGGCACCATTAGGCAATATTGTTTTCATCAGTTTCAGTAGGTGAGATTGTATTTTTATCTTTGGCTTCGAATTCTTTCATAACCAAATCAAATATACCGTTTTCGTTTCTGTTCCATTCTTTACGAAAGTATTTATGCACCACCCCATCTAAATCAGTATATGCATATCTATTACCCTCTTTAGTGATCATCTTCTTCTTTTCTAGCATCTCAAAAAAGCCGCTATATGGGCTAAGTCCAGTAGCATACGGTATATGTAATTGAATATCCTCAAAAGGTTTGGCATATCTCGTTTTCATAATCTTGCACCCGGCACGTATTCCTAAAACTTCTGAGACCTTATTACCATCTTCATCTTCCTTCAACTTGAGTTTCTTCATGGCCACAACTATTGAACTGGCGTATACAAATCCGGCGCCGCCACTAATTTTGTCATCAGGGTTATAAGGATCCTGGCTTGCATAAGTGTGGTTGGTTGCAACCAACCCTATATTTAGGGACCCGAACATGTTCACACAATTGCGAACAAGAGCGGTTAAAGCCTTAGGCTTGCGTCCCATGTCGCCCTTCATCTCGCCGGCTTCAAATTGATTCACATCAGTCGGAGTCAGCAACATACCAAGTGAATCAATTACGAATAAAACTTTGGGCCGATCTTCCTCACTGAGGGTTCGATACTCTTTTACGAAGTCACTTAGCACTTTGGCCACATCGTCTATCATCGCCATGTTCAATTTTAATAGTTTTTCAGCAGAAGTATCTACTCCTAGAGCCTTTAGCCAGGATTCATCCAATGCGTTCTCAGTATCAATCAATACCACAAAAATACCCTGATCTTGGGCATTCTTAATAAGGGTACCCGAACAGATAAAACTCTTGCCGGCACCAGATTCTCCTGCAAACACTGTAACTTTACCCAAGGGTATTCCTCTATCAAATGCACCTGATATTAAATAGTTCAGTGCGTAGTTACCAGTACTGATCCAGTCTGTCGGATCATTGAAGCCTATACTAAGCCCTTCAATACTCTTTGTAATTCCTCGACGGAATTTGCTTAAATCAAAAGCCTTTGCCATGTTTTCTTTCAGTTAGTTGTATGCAGCCGTGAAGTCCACGGCACTTTATTCAGCAGATCAGGACACCGGTCAGACATTTTTTCAAACTCATAGTCGCTTGGATAATGTCGAAGGGCGCCGCGGGCTCTGTCTCGCACTATGCTCGGTACTCGGGGTGTTTTGCCCGGGTCGCACAGTTCTTCCAATAGTTTCTTGGCCGCTTTCAAGGCCCGAAATCTTTCATCCGGTAGGGTCATGGGATTCTCCTAAAGATAGGGGCTTCGGCCCCTATTTTATTAGACAGTTTTTGTCTGACGGGCACGAATCATTGCGAGAATGTCCTGTGCCTTATCGCCACTTGCTGCTTTGGGGACAACAATCGGTGCTTCTGCCGACTTCACATCATCTTCCCATGCTTCGGGTGCCTTAGAAGCGGGTGCTTCCGCTGCAGGTGCTGTAGCTGTCGGAGTCGAACCTGCCGGAGCATCAAGGCCCCATGGGCGATAGTATTGACCCCAGCGTTCCAAGTCATACGGCTTGCCGTCGACGGATGCGTCAAACATTTCCTTGATGATTTTCAATTCCGCTTCGCTTGGCTTCTTCGGCAGAAACGAAGCCAGATCAAACAACTTGAAGGTGTCGATTGCTTCTTGTTCTGCTGCGGTCAGAGCCGATTCCTTACGTGCCCATGTGCTAGTTGAATAGTCAGCATAGCCGCCCTTCGATGTTTTCTTGATGTTCAGATCAAGACCACGCAGAAAGTCAGTCGGCAGTTCTTCCATTTCAGGATCCATCAAAGATGCTTTGACGATAGTAAAGATTTGCGGACTGATGATGAAACGACGAATTGGGTTCGCTGGTGCCTTGTCATCGCCGATTGGGTTTGCACGGACAAATCCTTGGAACAGATAAGCGCGTTTCTTCCAGTACTTGTTGGCAAGTTCCTTGAGAGTTTCATCCTTATACCAAGGGCGAACTTCTGCCAAGATTGGGCAGTGATATTCAGGTCCAAACATTTCTATACATGGTACCTGGACCTCGACCCGCTTGGCTGCTGGGTCACCCTTTACACCATTGAAGGGGAGTTTTATGATTTGGCGTTCGGTCCAAAAGTAAGGGTTGTTTGTGTCGGCGTCAGGCAGAAACCGAAGTGTAGCTGTGGTGCCTTCGTCCATGTTCCAATGACAATATATAGAATTGTCTGCGGAAGCGCGGGGAGTATTTTGTTTGTTTTCTGCGGCCGCAATGCGGGCCCTGATTTCAGCGAGTGATGTTGCCATGATATATTTCCTTTATTTAAATTGACATGGTGTCGGTTTTTGTATTCGCTACCTCGGCATGAAGTAACTGAACATCAGTGCTTATTATAGCATAATAAACATCAATGAGCAATAGTATTTAGTCCTTTCGGTTAAATTGCTATTTTATTTTTTAATCTTGTTAAAAGACGTTTTTGAATGGACTCAGGAGATTGTGGGCGACCTCGTAGTGCTATGGATCGTTTTACGTTGGATTCCTCACTATGAACATATCCTTTATGGCTCTCACTGATGGCGGTACAATGATCGGGAGATAACTTCTTGCCCGTTAATGCGATTGATACTTTTCTATTATGTTCATCAGTGTGAATTTTACCGCGATGGGATATGCTCATTTTTAGTTTTGTCTCCTGGGGTAATGGTATACCCTGCTTAGCCTTACTTATTTTAGGTTGCTTTTTACCCGTCTTAGCAACACTCATTTTATTCTTGGATTCAGCAGAATGAACTAACCCTGATACACCGTCCCCTCCCTCAGTTTTGTTTCGTAGAATTCCGGTATTCTCATCTTTTCTCCCATACCAACGTATTAGCCGGCGTTCAATAGACAGAGCGCCCACTTCAGTTAAATTTTTCTCTACAATGATTATTTTAGATTTATTTATGGGCGGATAAACTTCACCGGGTGATTTATACCAGGCTCGTTTTGCTTTCCCCTTGCCAATGTAATACGGGGTGCCATCTTCGCGTAGGTAGGCATATACATAGAAACCTTCGGGTGGATTTTGTCTTGAATAAATATTCATGCTGATGCCCTTTCACGGCGTTAGAGAGGGTGGGCTTGCCGGCCGTGATCCTCACTACTATTTATCTGGAATATGGCAAACCTCACCTTTTAAGTGAGGTTTTTGAGAACTTATTTACCCAATAGACGTTTGATTGCGTCAAGCCCTTCATCACCCTCTTTCACTGGTTTCTTCTCAGTGTGTTGCTTGATCTTATCTTCGGTGTCATCAGCTTGTTTCTTAGTCTGTTCCAGATTCTTTTGGAACCTGGCAGCGAAGTCTGGCTTCTTTTTATCGGCACTCTCACATGCTCCGACTAACTTACCGACGGCTCCTTTTGGACCGACCTTATCTTTAGGACCAAGCTGACCGACACGCTTTTGTTCTGGGCCTATATCTTCCGCCACACCGTGTCCATCTTCAGGAATACCTTGGGCGTTGAGTGCTTCTAGGCCATCAGCCTCAGCAACTTGCTTAGGCTTATCATTGGCGAACTGTTTAAGTGTGGCTTTGACTATACCCTTGAATCGCTTGTTACCAAGTTTGGTCAATCGATCTCCTAAATCTTTACCAGAAGATCCTGCAGAATACGCACCTGCGGCACCTGCATCAGCGGTACTGGCCTGGTGACCAGCGTTTTTTTTATAACGACCGAGTAACTCGTTTGAAACTTCAGCAAGACCAAGAGATTCTTCAATAACTGCGTCAGCCCACTCGGCCAATTCAGCAGAGTGATCAACTTCAGAAATGTTCTTCTTCAACTTGTTCAAAATTGGCATCACTGATTCAATTCTTGGATCAAGTGCTGTGCTGGCGAACATCTCACTTAGGTCAGTTGTATCTTCATCTTCGGTTAATGTAGGAGACCAGCTTTCAAAGTATGCGGTGTATCCACGATGACCGGACATTTTGTGTAGTTGCTCACGCAGATTATTGTAATGGTTGATTCCCTCATTCACTAACGATTGTGCTGATTCATTGAACTGACCATTGCGAGTAGCACGAACAAAACCCGCCATCTTGGTGTATTCTTCAACAAGCGAGTGAATGTGTTTGCCTTGCTCATCGTATGGAGTGCCCCCTTCAGCAATATGACGGGCATATACACGGGCCAATCCTGGCTTCTTGGTGTCAAGTAAAAATCTTTCACCATTGGCATTCTCAACAAAGATGCGTTCAATCGCACGATAACGGCGTTCACCTTCTTCCAGTTGTCTGGAGTGCTGTAGAATGATCTTGACCTGAGGCACAGAGTCAGAATAACTTGCTTTCTTGCCCATTGGGTAGTAACCTTCTGCGATGCTTTCAGGTAGATGCCCGACAGGACCATGCTTTCCTTTAGATTGTTTAATGGCACCCTTTAAATTCTTTTGGGCATTCTTAGGAATCAATGGTTTGCCAGTAGTTGATAATTTCGTACCTGCGCGACCTGCTAATTCATCTTCCTTATCACGATGTTTTTGAACGGGAAATTTCTTTGTTTCTCCATCATATCCGCTAGGCTCATTGATGAATGTTCCTCCTACCGGACCAACTTCACCTGACTTGTGCTTGTAGCCAGCTGGGTGACCGGATGCGGAGTAACCTTGGCGCCATTTTGCTTGTTCGTCAATCTTTTTCATATGATTCCTTTTTGCCATGTCGTATTTCAAATGGTCTGTGTTTTTAACTTCAAAACTGAGTTGATGTTGTTGGCTGAAACGCTTTAGATGGTTCAACAGAGAATACCAGCTGGTATCTTCGTTGTGACTTTGTTCAGACGGACTCTTAGCAACGCTGTCGCCGAAGTAAACTACAAGTTTGTGTAGACCGTCGATAGAGATAGTTACGGGACCGTAGTCCTTATCATCCTTGACAAAGTGAAACTGAAATACTTCGGCTTCGTCTGGGACAGGAATTTCTTTACCATCTGTACCAAGTAAAGTCGGGTTATATCCGCGTGACCTTAGTAGTTCAAATAGCGAGTTGTTTAGTGATTCAGCATTTTTAGGCATAGTTATCTCTCAATAGACTATTTATCACTTCAGGCGAATACCGCAAAGAAGGGGAGTGGTTCTATAAAGTTATCATGGTCTCTTAGATGTTCATCGAGGTCGTAGTTAAAATCAGAGAGTTGCTGAAGCATACGAACAATCAATAGCGTGGCCATCACAAGATCATCATGGTCGCCGATCTTAGCAGCATAGCTTCCGCCCGAGGCAACAAACGCTTTCAGTTCAGAAACAAGACCGAAACTATTTACGGTCATCTTCTTACTCTCCAGAAGAGTTTTGAACTTGGCGCACGCCGCAAGTTTAGTGGTGCGATTAGTGTTAAACCCTCGACGCTTCTTACCAGGCTCACTGATAAACACGCCCGGGATATTCTGCTCACCGTATTCATTCAGTGATATCAGTGCTGCTTCACCTATGCTGTTATTCTCTATTGAGTAGTATAGACTATTAGGTTCTTTGGTGCATTCCACGATGTAGTTGTTTATCTGTGTGATAAGTTTAATCTGACCGGGAATGTCTGTCTTGTTATGCTTCCATTCGCCTACTTGGGTTGTGGTGTTTGCTTCAAAGATTTGAATAGCGGCCGGGTCTGAACCGGTGCCCAAACTTGGATCAAGTGCCACAAGATAGATATTGCCCTTCGTCGGGATCTTATACCATCTGATCTGCCCCTGTCGAAGTATCGGCTCCACGCCCTGAAGAACAAATAACGTATTAGGATTGATCAGTGTTTCATCAGCGATCAAGAACTGACAGCAGATTTCACGAAGGAATCGATCATCGCCGAGTTTGGCCTTCATATCGTCAGCCCACTTTTGATCACGATCGGGGTGTTCGTTCCATTCAGCGGTGAATGCCTTGTAGCCGTTGACACCAATGTCTGTCTTGTTGCCGAACTCATCCTCAGTCTTGTTCGCACCCTTCCAGATCAGAGCAAACTGATCTTCATCGCTGTTTGGAGTAGAGGTGATGATTGATTTACCACCAGTTGCTAACGTAGGCGTAATAGCAGCCCAGAACATCTTGGCGATGTTAGGTGGCACGAAGGCGAACTCATCAAGATACAGCAGAGTAATAGACATACCCCGACCTGTTGTTTCAGTTGTTGTGGCACTGACGATACGACTGCCGTTCTCAAACTCTAACGAGCCTTTGTTGTATGTTGTCACACCTGCTTTGATGTG